TCACGCCCGGACCGGCGTATATACACTTCCCGAGCGATGCCAGCTTTGATGACGAATACTTCGCACAGCTCACCGCTGAAAAACTGGTGACAAAAATGCGCGGTACTCGCCCCTATGCCGAGTGGCAGCAAATCCGCCCGCGCAACGAGGCTTTGGACTGCTGGAAGTACGCTTTGGCCGCCCTGCGCCTCTCCGGAATCGACCTCAAGGCCCGCGCCGCCGCCCGCGCCGCGCCCGACCATCCACCCCAACCCCGTAACCTGATCCGCCGCGTCGGCCGGATCGGTCATTGAAAGGAATCCGCCCATGTTCGACATCGTCCGCCTCGTGGAAACCGCCCTCGGCACCTCTCTTTCAAACGAGCAGACGCAGCGCCTGCGCCATGCCGAGGCACAGCAGTACGGCGGCGAGGCACACTATCACCCGAAGCGCCCAACGCCGATAAAAACGCTGATCATCGACGCCGGATCAACGGCCCCGGCCTTTGATGTCGCACAACGCCTCGGCATCAGCGTTCGCTATGTGCGCAAGGTGCGGCAGTTGTCGCGCTAGGAACAACTCTCCCTTAACAGTTCCGCAATCTGAAGGCAGCATCGCCGCATGGCTGATATTCCCGACAACGAGCCGGCGTCTCTGCGCATCGGCGACACCTGGCAGTGGACACGCACGCTGGCAGACTACCCGGCGGGCACGTGGACGCTGAAATATCGCTTCAAGTCGTCCGCCGGCGGCTTCGAGATCGTCGCCAGCGCCAGCGGCACGGATCACTCGGTCAATGTCGCCGCCGCCCCCACCGCCGCCTACACTGCCGGCAGCCATACCTGGATCGCCTGGGTCGAATCCGGCACGGAAAAGTTCACGGTCGAGTCCGGAAATGCCGAACTGCTCCCGGATTACCGCTCCGGCCTGGCTACAGTCGCACTCGACGACCGCAGCCACGCCAAAAAGATGGTCGACGCGATCGAGGCCTGGCTGGAGAGCCGCGATCCCGCCGTCGCCGAATACGAAATTGCCGGGCGCCGCATGAAATACATCCCCATTGGCGACCTGCTTAAGCTGCGCAGCCGCTACCTGGCAGAGCTATCCGCCGAAGAAAACGCCGCCAGGCTGGCGCGCGGCGAAGGCATCGGCCGCAAAATTCAATTCAGGATCTGAGCATGGGCTTTTTTGAATGGGTGCGCGGCAAGCTCGGAAAACCGACGACCCGCGACAACTTCGCCGGCACCTACGGCGTCGGCGCCGCTGGCGGATTCGCCGGCGCCGCCGTCAGCCGCCTGACCGACAGCCTGACCACCTGGTCCGGATCGATCAATTCCGACCTCGACGGCAGCGTCGTCATCCTGCGCGCCCGTGCCCGCCAGCTTTGCGCCGACAACGAATACGGTCGGCGCTTCCTCAACCTTGCCGCCACCAATATCGTCGGGCGCGCCGGGCCGAAGCTGCAGGTCCGCGCCACCAAGGACCAGCGCAACCCGAACGCGCCCACCGTCCTCGACAAATCCGCCAACGACACCATCGAAGCGCACTACGAACGCTGGGGTAAGCGCGCCGACATCTGCGGACGCATGGCGCTGCCGCATCTGCTGCGCGTCGTCGCTAAAGCCGTCGCCCGCGATGGCGAATCGCTGGTACGCATCGTCCGGGACCGCAAGCTGCCCTACGGCATCGCCCTACAGGTTCTCGAAGCCGACCGCCTTGACGAATCGCTGAACGTCACCCAGGGCACCACCACCATCCGCCAGGGTGTCGAAATCGACAGTTCGTGCCGCCCGGTCGCCATCTGGGTCAAGACCAAGCATCCAGGCGACCGCTACGCCATCACCGGTCGCAACGAAGTCGAGCGCATTCCTATCTCAGATATCCTCCACGTCTACCTTCCCGAGCGCGCCGAGCAGGTCCGGGGATATACCTGGTTCCACGCCATCCTGCGCCGCGCCCACCAGCTCGGTGGATTCAACGACGCCGCCGTCACCGCCGCCCGCGTCGGTGCCAGCAAGATCGCCGCCCTTGAACGCTCCGAAGAATCCGGCGATATGACCGCCAGCATCGCCGATGGCCAGGTCGGCCAGGCCTTCCAGATGAACGTCGAAGCCGGCGAGCTGTTCGAACTGCCGCCCGGCTACAAGCTGTCGAGCTGGAACCCGGACTACCCGCATGCCAACTTCGAGAGCTTCGTCAAGGCCGCCATGCGCGGCATCAGCTCGGGCCTCGATGTCGCCACCCACAATCTGTCGGGCGACATGACCGACGTCAATTACAGTTCGGCGCGCATCGCCGAGCTGGCAGAACGCGAGCAATGGATGGTTCTCCAGGACTGGTTCATTTCGACGCTGGTCGAGCCAATCTACCAGGAATGGCTGGCCAGCGCGCTGCTGCGCGGCGACATCACCTTCGACATCAGCGGCAAGGCGTTGCCCGCCGATAAGCTGCCCAAGTTCTCCGGAGCCTCGCGCTTCCAGGGCCGGCGCTGGCGCTGGGTCGATCCGGCCAAGGAACTCGCCGCCGCCAAGGAAGGTGTCGCGCTCGGCATCATCAGCCGCACCCGCCTGGCTGCCGAACAGGGCGACGACATTGACGACATTTTCGACGAACTGACGCAGGAAAAGACCGCAATGGACGCCGCCGGCCTGCTGCCGGTCGCCCCGACCAGCATCATGCTCGATGAAACCCCGGCGCCCGTCGATCCTGCCCTGAAATCGGCCATCGATGCCATCGCCCAGGGCGTCGCCGCCATCCTGTCGCGCGAACAGGTCACGCAGATCCACAACCATGCCGCACCGATTACCGTGAACACCCCGGAAAACAGGACAGAAGTTACCGTCCAGCCCGCCGCTCCGGCCGAAGTCCGTAACGAAATCACCGTCCATCCGGCCGCTGCCGCCGAAGTTCACTTAGAAGCCGTCATCAATCAGCCGGCCGTATCCAGCAAGACCACTACCATCGAACGCGACGCCGCGCATGAAGCCGTCCGCACCACCGAACATTTTGAATACCGCGAGGCATAAATGGCAAACGCACTTTTCGATCCCGGCCGCGAAGGCTTCCTTGATGGAAGCTACAACTGGGCTTCCAGCGATGTCCGCGCGATGCTGGTCAAATCGGCTTACACCTTCAGTGCCGCCCACAAGTTCCTGACCGACCTCGGCGCCAACGACAACGGACGCACTGCGGCGCTCGGCGCGAAATCGGTCACCAACGGCGTCGCCGATGCCGCCGACACCAGCCTGACGGCCACCGCCGCCGCCGGGGTCGCTGCGCTTCATCGAGATCGTCAGCACCCATCCCCGTATGGGGCGTATTTAGATTATTCGGAATAATCACCATGCCGCCTATTTCCTACCCTCCTGAAACATACAACGGCGAGCATGTCAGGTTCGTTACGGGCTCGTCTGGCGAGATTCTTGGTGTAGCAAAACCAAATACAAACCTGGACCTTGCGACAAATCTTGGAAATATCGTCACCGCTCAAACCAATCCCGTCACTGGGGGGATTGAACTTTTGACGGTGGGCGGCGTAAAGCTTGGCGCAATATCGTCGATCACCTACAACACGAACGGGACGATCAACACCTACATCCGTAACACTATTACTTGGACGTGCGCCTACGACTCAGCTGGGCGACTAAGCACAGAAACTGCGGCAGGTGTAATCGGAACGGTAAAGACATACACCTACGATGCTACTACCGGCCTATTATCTGTCCTGACGGTGGTTTGAGATGACTAACCGTTACGTTTCAAATTCCACGGCGAATGGGTGGGCGGTCGGTTCTGATTCAGGCGCTGGTACAAGCGCCGCAGCTCCCTGGCTGACGCTGGAATACGCCATATCCAATATGACGGCAGGGGATACCGTAATTGTCAACGATGGAGTCTATACCCACGCATCTGCATTTTTCCTGGTTAACAAGTACGGTACAATCCGACCGCTTAACTACCGAGCTGTAATACTTCTTGCAAATGGCGCTCAGACAAATGTTGTCGAACTAACGGCGGCCGGGGCCAATACGCTATCGTTTAATAATTTTGTGATTGATGGGCAGGCAACATCCACCTACTGCGTCCAATGCACGGGAACGGGAAGCGCCACATATAACCTCGATGGATGCTGGTTCAGGGATGGCGTGAACGACGGGTACTATCAGTACCTCGCCAAGAATATCGTCAGTTTTGTTGGTTGCAAGGCAACGGGCGCGATGGCTTATTCTGGCATCCGGCTTATCAACCATACTGATCCGGCGGCGCGCATTGTTATCGACGGTCTTGAACTTGACATGACGGCCCAGGCGCAAGCAAGCGGCGGTGGTGTATATCTCCAGGCAAACGCGGCGGGTCCGTCCGCGCTGGTGCGAAATGTGTTTGGAAATGTCGCATCGACCGCCAACTGCGCTCCAATCCATATAAGAAATTACAAAGTTGTTGTTGAGGGTGATGGAAAGCGGAGAATTTCCCGCTCTGGTAGCGGTTCAGGTCCCTTGGTATGGATCAACCCTTACAACTATATCAAGGCACCGAATCCTGTTATACGACGCATCGTAGGGGATAACAACTCCTCGGCGGCGACCGGATATCTGATCATGGTGGGCACAGATAC